TTTTTCGTCTTTTTAGTTATTTATAAAATCCTATAGAAACAAAAAAATACCGGAAAATTTTTCCCAGTATTTTTGAAATCATTTTCTCTTTTTTGCTTGGGGTGGTTTATAACCCCAGAGTCTAGGATTTATTCTACCATCAGTCCACTCCATAGATTTAAGACAGTTTCCAAATTTATCATAATACATGTCAAAAATATTAACTGTTTTACTTGCCCTAATAATATCATAAAAAATATTACCATCAATCATGTAAGTGACTAGATACGAATCAACAGGCAATTGTTTATTTTTTGCATCCTGTTTAGTACACTTTTCTTGTAGAATTTCACATCCATAGCGAGACTTGGAAGTTTCCCGTTCTTGACTAGACCAAACTTCCGGCATATTATCTTTGGTGGATGCCTTTTCCTGTTCTGCTGACATTGGATCGTCTTTAGTTGTATTTTCCAAAGTTATTTCCTCATAATTAAAAATTAAGTTTATCCTCGATTTCCCCACTGGATATCGGGGTATGCTTCAGAAATATTTTGTTTTGTAATTTTATATTTTGTTTCAAGTTTTTTGTCCTTTACAAGAATTAGAATTTCTGCCTCTAGTGGATGAAGACCTTGAAGAATATTAATAAACATACTTTCTCTACGAAGAGAACTTAGACTATCATTACCACCTTTTATAAAATTATAAAACTTTTGATATTCTTTACGAATTGATGATCTTCCCTGATCTTGAGAACCAAGAGAGTTTGATCCCATCTCACTCATTTTACTTACAGCATCATCAATCTTTTCAGATAAAGTTCCACTGAAAGAATTTTGTTCACTTGTTGCCGCATAAGGAACTTCCCCTGGAGGAAGAATTGAAACAATACTTTCATCAAAATTCCAAATAAACAAAGCCTTCAAGGAAGAATGATCATATTTTTTAAGAACTTCCACCTTTTTCACATTCGAACGCTGTTTTGATACGAGATTCAAAACTTCAAAGGAAAATGGATTTACTGGAAGTTCTTCAATTACTGCAGGTTGTTTTGCCGCTACAGTTCTTGGTTTAGTCGTCGTCTTCTTCTGTGTCGTCGTAGTCATGATAGTTTTCAAAATTAAATGCTATGACCTCATCTGGAATCAAGTTTCCTTGATTATCGAACATTTCGGGATGAGGTCTTGGAATCTCCCGATAGTTCATCATATACTCTCTGGCAACCCAACCTGCCACAAGTCCCACTATAAGAAATAATACGGTTAAAAATGAACCGAATACTAGACTGATTGCTAACATTTTTTTCTCCGGGAAACTACTTTTTCCTTGATATAAAGGAAAATTCAAAATAGATGGTAGTCTCTCGATTGAGAAAGCAAACCATCTTCTCAAAGATGATATGGAATGGTTTGGTCTGCTTTCTTTTTCCTCCATTAAGTATAAGTTCAATACCACGATTCATACCGTGGTCTTCTGATTTATTTAGGTTTGAATTACGCAATTTGTTTTTCTTTGAGAAATTTAACTGTATCCACACAACCACCAATTTTTACATCATCACAAAGAACTTGTGGAAATGTGGATCCTTCACCAAATTCGGAGCAAAACTCATCCCTAGTAAAGTGTTCTCCCAAATTATACACTACAAACTTATTTCCTGTCAACTCAAGAACTTGTTTGACTTTATAACAATGAGGACAATCTTCTTTTGAATAAACTGTAAAATTCATAATTGTTTAATATCGATAGTAATTTATATTACATTGAAACGAGTTCTATTATTGCGAATATTTTCAGAATATTCTGGAGTAATTTCATAATTTTCTTCGATTTCCTGAAGAAGTTGTCTGGTTTCTTCTCCTTTACCCCACCACCAGCTGGCAACTGATTTTTCATAAAGTAGACCGTACCTTCCAGGATATTCAACATCTTCTCTTAAAGGTTCTAAGTCAAAATCTGCATTACTTAATCCATTATTTGCGTAGATATAACAGTCCTGCCAGTATTCTCGCCTTTCTGAAAATCTACTCAAAAGAAAATATGCCTCTGGTCTATTGGGCAATACCATCAATGCCTGTTGAAGAATTCCTTTAGCAGTTAAATCTCTAGTTCCTTGCCTATCATAACAATTAGATCCATGAATCAATGCTTCATAAGTAAGAGTATCATCTTCTGATCTTTCTGCACATCTTAAGAAATAAGATAGTGCTGCAGAATTATGTCCCTCCTTTTCATACCAAAGTCCCAATTGAAAATTATGCTCAGGATTTTCAGTATCTAATGAATAATTGGTAAGTAATTCTTCAAATTCATTTTTTGGTGAAATTTTTGGCAATAAAAATTCTCTAACTCTTGGTAGATCAAAAATAATTTGAGGGAGAGTTTCTTGTGGATATTTTTTCATAACAGTTCCAATAAATCCAGAAACACCAATATTTCCCTCCTTTACTTCATGATTTTCTATAAATTCTTCCATCAATTTTCCAGAACATTTTTTATAAATGATGTGTTCAAATTCATGATCATAATGACTATAGGATAAAGATTTTAATTTCTTTCTGTCAGTATCACCCATCCAACTAAAATGCCATCCCATGTCTTCATATCTCACATAGTTTCCATATTCGTCATATTGGCCAACATATGAAATTGGATAAGGATTATTAAAATTAGATCTAATTTTATTTGGTGTATGAGTTTTTAAATGATTTTTTGTTGCCAAGAACATAGAGCAGTCCCATTGAACTGGATTATTATTTGATTCATAAAACAATCTTAAATCTGCTCTACCTTCACAATATACCAAGGGAATTTTAAAGATAATATTTGGATTGCTTCTAATAATATTAGGAACATAAGTAAGATGTTCTGGATTAATTATTTCATCACAATCACTTATAATAAACACAGTATCATCATCAAATTGATCTACAATAGAAAGAAGCGCATCTCTTTGCATTCTCTCACGAGATCCAATTAGCATCAATTTGGGATCGTTATGATTGAAATACCTATCAGTATCAGTAAAATCAATTTCATCATCATCAGAATGTAAATCAAGTTCAATTACTTGAATTTTATTTTCATCCCACAGACCAAGTTCTTTAAGTGTATTTTTACATGTGAATGGTTTTTCTTTTCCAGTATAAGATTTATTTGCATCAACAATTACAAATTGATCAACATAATCTTTAAGTAAATTAATTCTCAATTCAAGAATTTCTTTCTCATTAAAATATGGAAAGTAATCAACAATTTTTGAATTCTTAGGTTTGCGAGGGTTAACAATAAATGATTTATTTTTAGGCATCTTTTTCTCTTGCAAATTTCCTTTCCAATAATTCAGTACTGTCTCATGGGCACAATAATGATCTCTTTTTTGTCCATCATTAACATCATCATCAAAACCAACAAATGTGGAATTAAATTCCATATTTTCTACAAACAGAGGAATAGTATATGTCTTGCCAGAGAATAGAATATTTTCAATCAAAGGCATTACCTCAGAATTTGGCACCTCAAGATGATAAGTACCATTCTGAATGTAAGTATCAATTAACATCTTCGCATAATCTCTAGTGATAATATACGCTGTTGCTGCCCAATCATTCCACTGCCTTTCACGAAGTTCGAAAGTTTCAAAGTCACCACGAATAGTAAGAAGTTGAATACACTCAGCATCCAAAGGAATTTTTTTAATAAATTCTTCCCATGTAAAGTTCCAGTACTGAACAGTTTCAAGACTTAGATCATCCTCACAGAAGAATCCATAGTCCTCATCAGTATTCTCATACCAGTTTTTGATTGCCTTAAGATGAGATACTACACATCCTTTGGTTCCATCATTCAACGTGTGAACAGATCTGCCAGTAACTACATCATTTGATTCTGCAAATCTTTTTGAAATCACAGAATTGATATTAGTAATTCCATACTCATAAAATTGATTTACAAGAGTAATTTGACGATCTGTACTTTCTTCAAGACTTACATAATTGACAGATGGAAATTCTTTCAATTTTAACATGATCGTATCTTCTGCAATATAGTTTTGATCGTCGATCTGATTAATTTTCCAAGTTATTTTACGACCTTTTCTTCTAGAAGCATCTCCATTTTTTTGGACTAAACGACTTACAACTCCATAATAAGTTTGCGCATCCAGTATATCACCACTATAAAAATTAGAAAGATTAGATCTTATTTCCTTTTCATCATACAAATCATACTTACAATTTTCTATTCTTTTCTTATCAGAATGTGGAATATGAATTAAGGAGTGATCGTAAGAAATCTTCTTATGCACCAATCCCAAGGATTTGAGTTTGGTTTCCACATCACCATCTTCAAATCCATAGGTATCAATTGATTCATTGTATCCATTTACCTTTAAGAAATTCTCTCTTGATACATAGAGCATTCCTCTCAAATATCTAAAATATTGACTGAAACAATTTACATAATCAACAACATTCATAAATTCATTTTTTGCCATGTCTATGGAATATTCGCCATTCTGATCAGGTCCGTAAACCAAATCTGGAGAATCGTGAGCTCCACTTACAAAACAAGTTTCATCAATTGAATAAGATTCGAAGAAATTATAATATGGATTTATTATATAATCAGTATCAACCTTCAAAATATAATCTCCAGTTGCATGACTTGCAGCAAGATTAAGTGGTTGTGCTAAATTAAAATATTTCTTATTCTTTGCACGAATTACTTTGATTCTAGGATCCCATTGAGTCAGATTATGAATTGGATCTTCAGAGTCCCAATCTACGATAATAATTTCTTTAATTGAATCAAAAAGCAACCAAGAACTTAAAGAAACTCTAAGAGACTCAAGACGATTCTTACATACACAAATCAATGAAACATTAGGGCTAGATTTTTTTTCTTTCATATACAAAGCATCTCCCCATACCTCAGTATAGTACCACTGAGTTTCTACTCTTTTGAATCCATAGGTAGAAAGAAAATCATCAATTTCTTCTACTCGTGCATTACCTTCATAAACTTCATCACGATTAACTTCACAATAAATGTAATCAATATTGTGCAATGTTTGAGATGCTCCTTTCAGAACCTCAAGTTCGTATCCCTGAACATCAACAACGATCATATTATAATCTTTATAATCATAATCATCAAGTTTCTTCATCTCAACTTCTTCAGTTCCAGAAAAAGAAACTTCTGGATGTGCAGTCAGATGAACCTTTGGAGTAAGAATAGAACTACTCTGCGCCTCATTGCTACTGATGTTCATTGTAACCTTTCGGTTATCATTTCCAAGAGCTACTTGATGAGCAACAATATTTCCACCAATATTCTTTACTGCCTCACTTAGTACTGAGAAGTTTGAAGACAATGGTTCAAATAAAACAATATTGTTTATATTATGAGACTTATATTTTTGCAACTCACCACCATAATGTCCACCAATATGAAGGAGTCCAGAAACATTCAAATTATATTTGTCATAGACATAATCAAAATCTAATATCATATTTTTATCCTCAATTAAAAACTATCTTATTCATACTATTATACCATGTTCGCAATATAATTTTGATCGTCTAATTGAATTATATCCCAGTTTGTTTTTGGTTCAACATAGTAAGAAATAGAATTATAGAATGTTTGTACATTAGAATTAATATGCTTCTCAGCCAAAACGTATTCAACATTCCATTCTAATTCATTTCCACTCAAACCTTGAGATAACTGCCCCCTTACCGATTCATTCAAATCAGTATTAGAAGTATATCCCTTAAAGTTTGAAATTCTTTCCTTATTTGAATGTGGAATATGCATAAGTGTATAATCTAAATTTAATCTTTGCTTGGTTAATCCATATAATTCCAATCTATTTTCTATCTCACCATCTTCTCCACCATAATATTCCCCCATATTTTCATTCCATCCGCCAACTTCTTCCAAAAACTTTCTTTTAATATAAAGAATTCCTCTTAAATATACAAAATAAGGTTGTACAGATCCATCTATATTACTAATATTAGGATCTCCACAAACAAAAGAATTATCATCAACCACATACCTATCAAAAAAATTCCAATAAGGATTAAAAACGTGATCAGAATCAACTTTTATTACAGATTCTTGGGTACAAAGTTTTAATGCCAAATTTAATGGTTGTGGTTGATTAAAAAATTCTTGATCAGAGACTCTTATTACTTTAATTTTAGGATCCAAATTAGTAATATAATCAATTGGTTCATCCGAGTTCCAATCAACAATAATAATTTCTACAATCTCATCAACCAACAACCATGATGCCAAAGAAATTAAAAGAGGTTTAATTCTATTTTTACAAGCACATATCAATGAAATTTTATTATTTTTTTCCATTTATTTTGCAACCATTAAAATAATTTTATCTTTGTTAAACTCACCCAACTCACTATTTTCATGATTAAATTCAATAAATGAAATACTATCAAAAAATTTGTCGTGGCCATATTTTTTGATTTCTATTATATAGTTTTCATCTGATATGTTTTTATTAATATCTTCAATAATTAAAAAAGATCCAGTTTTTAAATAATCCACACATAAACGAATTACTCTTATCTGATCCCAAAAAAGATGACTAGCATCATCAAGTAATACATCAAATTTTACTCCACAATTTAAGAATGCTTTTTGAATGGATTCTTCATATTCAGTATGCATATAATCATACACAACATCTTTTAAATTATCTTGTTTTGCTTTTTCTATAATTTCAATGTTTCCATCCCAAGAATATATTTTTGCATTTGAAAAATATTCTCTCCACATTTTAATTGAGGCGTTTTGAGCAATTCCAATTTCTCCAAAATTAATTTTTTGATTTTTTAAAAAGGAAAACAATATGGAGTAAAAGGAAGTATATGAATGCCTATAATCTTTATTATAATAATTTTTAGTTAAATGACTATAAACTGGCGATTTATCAGTACCATATTTTGCTCCTATTTCACATAAATCGGTTATGCTAGTATTACAATTTATATGATATGTATTAATTTTCATAAATTTAACCTAATTGCTTATTAAAAATAAAATCTTTAACAAATTGCTGAGATGCTCTTAATAGATAGGCGGCATTATCTTGAAAACCAAAAGTCATTAGATAATCATCACCATACTCACACATACCAACTGCAAACTCAATCTCAGCATTCAAAAAAGAAAACTGTGGGGATACTTTTATAATGTTCCAATCTTTATCCCAAACTGTAAATCTATGCTTATAGATTCCATCCTTTCTATTTTGTTCACTTTGAAACAGGAAAGTTTCATGATTCAAACAAAAATGATAATCGCCAAGAGGAATAACTTGTGATCCTCCCCTAAGATCTACACAACCAAGATCTTTCCAATTGACTGATTTTACAGTTGTAGTAGTATTTGTTTGAATATCATACCTTACAATTTCGGTTCCATTTGTCCATTTCACATAATGAAAAGGCATGTCTACAATAGGCATCCAGTTCTTTTCACAATAAGACTCATCATTACCAGGAGCAGGAATACGATATTGTGCTACTTCTTTCACACCACTTTCAGAAATCTCAATCTCCGAAAGTTCCATTCTTCCAGTACCAACAGTATCTAGGTCTCTTCTTACACCAGTCATATAGAGTTTTCCATCCCAACGGACAATACGACAGTCCTCAAGACCCACGAATTCCCATAGTTGTTTATCAGGAAAACTTGAAGTATCAATATGATGATAAGATTTAACTCTCATATTTTCATCCATTTCACACATAATATTCCATGTGCGAAGGCGTACATCATTCTCTGGATGAATATAAACCAGAGGGCCCCAAGGATGCTCATACTTCTTTTTTTCAGAATGATATAAGGTATAGTTGATATTCCTTAGATTTACAAGAATCTTACCATTATCATTGTAGATTGAAGGATTGGTCAGAGATGGTCCTTTTAATTCTGATGATGGAATGAGTAATGAATGAATAGAACCACCATTCTCCAATGCAAGTTTAACAAAATTACTCATAAAATTTTATATTAGTAATGATCAGTACTTTTTAGTATTATAATAGATTTATAATTGAGTGTCAATGGGTCTTTCCCAGTCAGTTGCATCTTGAACAAATCCATCCCCATCACCATCTCTGGCATTGGGATTGTAACCATCAGCAACCATTTCTTCTAATGTTGCTTCTGTAGGTGCAGGTTCTTCAACTACAATAGGATCTGCTACAGATTCTTCAACCACAATAGGTTCTACTA